GCATGACATCACTTCCAGAGATGGAGGTGATAAAACCTGTTACAACTGTAACAAGCGAGGCCATCTGGCCCGACAATGTGCCACCGGCAACCCCCATTTACAAAACAAAAATGGCAGGGGGAACAATTTGGGAAGTTCAAGCAATCCCAATCAACATCGGTCATTTTCCCAGAATGTCGCAAGCAAAACTCAACGCGGCGGAAAATGGCAAGCGAAGCAGAAGAACTCTTCAATTTCTGCCAAGCTCGTTGACGAGAACCGAAACCTCGTCGACCAACTCGATGGTGCAAAAGATGCTCTCAAAGACTTCGTTGAGTCTCAAAAGGAGCTCGAACAAGACCAAGCCCATCAACGTCTCGAGCGTGAGGCAAAGGCTGCAGAAGAAGCTAAAGTTTTAGCGGATGCAGCGAACTCAGCAGCAAAAGCCGCGTATGTCAAGAGAATACATGACTTAGCTGAAGGGTTTAGCCTATCGTACGGAAAGAAAGCCAAGATTGGTTGGTGGATGTTAGTTCGCAACTGTGGAGTCTATATGTGTTTAGCCTACATGTTGTACTACTTCTGCGCAGCCTTCACAAGCGAGGATTATACATATTCTCTTCGCTTTGGTGGTTACTCCGTCTATTCACCAGTGTTTGGAACACGGTATTTCACGCGCGAACCGCCTGGGTTCCTCAGTTGGCTAGGCTGGCTGCTGAGGGCCGGCATTGTAATTCCAATTAGCCATTTCTTGGTCCGACTCGTCTTTCTCTTTTATCATAGCTGGGCCTCAACAACCAGCTATACATTTGTGAAAGCCGTAGCTCTGTTTGATGAGACGACAGACCTACGCCCCCATTCACTCAGTCAGGGGGAGTTGAAGCACATGGACGCGGTGTCTGCAATCTTTCGCAGTCGCCGAGTCCAGTGGCGGGAGCACGACATATTGCCCTCCTTCATGGATGGTGAGTTGGCCGTGTCTTTTGAATTGTTTTTGCAGTTGTGCAATCCCCGCAATATACAACTGAATGCTGATAGTGATTTAGATGTGTGGAACAATCTACACTATGCAGCGAAAACCACCCACTCCGTCAATGTTTCGAAATTCGCGGCTGCCTCTAACCTGTGCTTCTGGACAGGTTCAGTCCAATTAGCGTACGCTCATTACAAATTGCTTAAACAACAATACGCTAATATGGATTTTCCAAGGGCCCCGGCGAAAGCGTAAAAGAGCGACTGGTTGCGTATGGTTACCGCATTGGAGAAGTGCCACTGCCTGACATTGGACCTGTGAAAGAAGACACAGAGTTCAAAGTCAGAACGATGACAGATGTTCAGTTAAGACCACCTGTTGCAGTGTCACTGGGATGCCATTCCGAGGGGATGGCATTGCCCCATGTGGATCAAACCGACGTGCCAACCGCTTTGGCTGGGGCGCAAAAGCGCTTCACAACGAAACCTCCCGAACCAAATGTGGAATTGATGGAAAAGTTTCGTCTTTTTGTCAGGAAGTTTGTGCGTGAAAACTTCGTGCCTTTGGACCCCAACTCTGATTGCAGTATTGAGGCATGGCTCGAAACTTGTAAATACACTAACTTGAGGAAGAAAGAGCTTCTTGACAAATTCAGACGGATGAACAATATACACCACAAAGGGTCAAAGTATAAGAACTGCAAGTCGTTCATCAAAGACGAAACCTACCCGGCT